AATCAGCTACTTTCACTTATACTCACCTCCACCGTCGGGATTAGCTTGCCCGTTAATTCTCCATCAAATGTTATGCTCTCAATCTTTGCCCGGGGCTCATACTTTTTCACTTGATTAAAAATCTCATTACTCCATACAGCCTGTGCTTTGGGCATCGGCATATCCACCACTTCCCCGGATATACCAAAACCTCTATCAAGAGGGACCTCGCCTTTTATCGTGGTCAGAATGGTTTGCACATTTTGCAGCACCTCTGCCACCGTGGATGCAGGGGCAAAGTCTATTTCAGGCTTTTGATTAGCCGTCACTAAATAGGCCATAAATTACCACCTCCATCAAAAAAGACTTGCCAGGGCATTTCCTGTGGCCCCGTACAAGTCCATCTTTGTCTGTTCTTCCTTATAGTTGCTGTCGTCGTATTCCTTCAGACTCACGTTGGCAACCGCATGAGTCATTTTCCCTGTGGCGGTATAGTAGGTATTCCCTACACTCACCGATTCCAGGCGCCAGTAGTTGGGGCTTACAGGCTTGCCACCGATAATCAGCGGGAAAACCTCGCCATCAAGGTTTTGATTTCCTTTTCCGGGGCAATGCCATGCTGAGCTGACAGGATAATCTCAAAAGATACTGATTTCAGCCCCGGCCCCAAAAACTCACTTGCCGGCTTATGAAAAATCACATCATGGTCTTGCCACCTTGCTTCTGTCCCTTGCTGAAACTTGGAAGGTGTCAGCATATAGTGAGACGATACCACAAAGGTAACACTGCCCATATAACCTATATACATCAGCCTACCCTCCTATAAATACATTAGGGCTGCCCTCTGCCACGCTACCGCCACAACTTACAGGGTCGCCTATTCGCCCGGCGGGGCTTCCATTGATAAATACAGTGCTACTGCCATCAGCAATGACGCCGCTATGTGAAGGGTGAGCGGGACAGCCATGCGCTGGATAAGCATCACCTACGCGCCCCGCCCCTTTGCCATTGATGATTACATCAGGGCTGTGCCCGGATAATCCTCTCGGCGGGCAAGCATCATGCCCTGTATCTTTATCATCCTGCCTTGTTGCTGCTGGCATAATCGCCCCTCCTTTTTAGTTGATATTGACTGTGGCCCCCGTGATGGTCAAGTTACCAGCCGCATGAATCTCCATATTGCCGCCGCCGTCTGACTTTACATAACTGCCATCGGCAAAATGAACACTACGGGCCGCCGGGGAACTTTCCACAGGTGCATCTACTGAACTATAAAAAGCGCCTAATACAAATCCCTCTCCTGTCCCCTTCCCGGAAAAGTTTGGGAGCTGGATGCAGAGAACTGCATCACCTATGGCAGGCATCCAAAAATCTTTGGTTGCTTTCGTGCCCCGCTGCAAAACAAACAGCTCTCCTGTCACCTTGTCCCCTTTATCTTCCCGGGTTACTTTCACAGTGCCAGCAGAGGCGTTTTGTTCGCAGACGATACCACAATAAATGAGGTTTTCCAGGGCCGTTTTGGTGTTTTCATCAATAACCATCTAAGCACTTCCTCAAATCCAATGCAGTTGTATAACCGCCACCTAACTTATGGCTTGCCTTGGTGATGATATACTTGCCATCGAATTTACCAAAATTCTTCAGCTCTACCAACACACCAGCCGCAAAGTTAAAATCTCCATACAGAGAAAAGCTGGCCGTTACCTCATTTTTGTTCTGCTCTCTGAGCTTCTTCTTAGCCAAACGCTCTGCCTCTGCCACATTTTCAACCTGCTCATTGACTTCAAGGGTCTTGCCGTCGGTTTTATCCGGCGCCGTAAAGGTGGCCTCAATAACCTCTTTTTTCTTGCCCTTCTTGTACTTTACATGGCAGGCTTTGTAAATATCGCGGGTCTTAGCGGTCAGCTTGTAATTGAAGAACTTATTTACTGTGAGTGTGTCGCTTTCAGATTCCTCAGATTCAGCTTTATACTCAGTGCCAGGCTTAACAAAGGTTATCTTTGCCTCGCCTTCTTCCTGCTTTTGCTCATCAATGATGATGATTTTATCCGGCGTCACCTTCAGGCAAAAGCCGGCATCTTTGGTAATCTTGCGCAGAAATTCAAGATCTGATTCATCCGACTGCTCTACATGGTCAAGGTTTGGATTTTCCTTGCAATACCAATCGCAAGCTATCCCGTTTTCCTTGGCTATGTCATCGGCACATTTCCAAATCGAAATCTTCTCCCAGGTGCGGTTTTTCTTCACGCCCCGCAAGGAGCTGTCCGAAATAACCGACACAGATTTAATCTGTACCGTGGATGGTGGCATGTTCATTTCGATTTCATCAATCTCAAATGCCCCCACATGGTACTCTTTTTGGCCCTCTGACAGGCTTTCTTTGTTCAGGGTATAGATGGTTATATCCAGCTTTGAACCTGCCTCAGGAAACCAATCATCAAGCCACAGCTGTGCTCTATCTTCCAGGGTAAGCGTTGCATCATCCACCTGCTCTGTTATGTTGTCGGTGTAATCGACTGAGAGCAGGAACTTTGCCAAATCGTCCGAAATATCCTTTTCCTCGGTACTGCCTTTCGGCGTGTACTTGACGGCACACCATGCCCGGCGGGATAATTGCCCGCCGGGGCTTAGGTCAGCCATCCATTTATTTAAGGTATCCGCTACAAATGACACAACATCACCCCTTCCACGGCGGGGCAAGACTTACACTCTTTGATGAAATCTCAGGGCAAGTCAGCACCACGCCGGCGGGGAATACTGACAGGGCTTTGTATTGCTCATTGGCTTCCAGCAACTCCTTCATATAGATTTCATTGCCATAAACCTTATAAGCCACTAAGTCCCACATATCCCCTTGAATGGTTGTATATGTTTTACTCATGTCAAGCTAAGCCTCTTTTTGTTTGCTTCCAAACTGTCCAGCATACGGGGCAGATTGGCCATAAACTGCTCATACTGCTCTCGCAGAGCCGCCTTGACAATCTGCTCCACATTGCCACCACCGCCGCCATTGATGTTGATGGTGGGGCTGTACTCCATCTTTACTTCCCGGCGCGTGCTCGGCGGTTCCATGGCCACCGGGCGTGCAACAGGTTTAGGAATAGCCAGGTTTGCCGATGATGCAGGGGCTGCAATATTGGCAGGCATTACCCCCAACATTTGCCCCGCCTGTTGCCACAAGGACAAGGCCCGGCGGGAACCATCAAGAGGTATAGCCGCTTCAGGTGATTTTTCGGCAAATGTCGTAAGGAATGCACCCTTGCCATAAATGCCACCTTCAGCGTTTTGTGCCACATTCACGCCCACAGTAAAGCCGGATGAGAAGGTTGATTTTATATTGCTCCATGCGTTGCTGATGCTATCCGAAATGGCCCCGGGTATTCCCCGGATTTTCTCGACGATAGCATTATAAGCATCGGTTGCCCACTGCCTTGCCGCCGCAACGAAATTAGCCCCAGCCTCAGCACACCTTGAAGGTAGCTGCATAAGCCAGTTATATGTTTCGTTGACAGTCTGAGTAATCCATTGGATCACTGTGGTGTAGGTGTTAGTCAGCCATGCCACAGCCGCCGCAATAAAGGCCACGCCAGCCTCCATGATTTTGCCAGGTAATTCCATAAGGAACTGACCGGCCTCAACCACCATATTCCAAATTATCCCTGGCAACTCCATGATGAAGTTACCAGCTGCCACCATGGCATTCCATACCATTCCTGGCAGAGCGGATAAAACGCCAGCTATAAAACCAATTGCAAAAATAAACCTTGACGGCAGGCTCTTTATGAAGTCCACCATGGCTGTAAAAGCATTAATTGCCCCGGTCTTTATTCCTGTCCATACCCCTGACAGGAACTGAGCCACGGAATTAAATATCTCTACGGCACTATTCTTCATCCATTCCCATGTATTCACTACGGCATCACGGAATGCTTCATTAGTATTCCATAGGTAAATCAGCGCCCCCACAAGGGCAATGACTGCCACCGCGATCAGTACATAAGGATTCACGGCTGATATAGCATTGAACAGCGCTTGTTTCTTCGCTGCAATGCCTAGCACTTCGCCCAATAGCTTGAACTGTGCCACCACAAAAGCAACGCCAGCCGTGACAACCGCAATGCCTGCCGCCGTCATAATGAGCGCCGCAATAGCCGCCGCCGCAATGCCGGCATACATTACCAAATCTTCATGTTCCTTTGCCCACGCCGCAAGATTTCCCGCCATTTCTGCCCCCTTTTGGGCCAGTTCAGTAACATAGGGCAAAAAAACGGTACCTATGGCAATGGCCGCACCTTCAGACGCAGATTGAAACTGAGTCATAGCGCCTTTGGCGTTGTCCATCATAATCTTGGACATTCTTTCAGCTGTGCCATCGCAATCTTCCATCTGAGCCACAAGCTCATCGAATATCTCCGGGCCCGCCTCAATGACATTCAGCCAGCCCGTCGCTGCTTCAGTTCCGAAAATAGCCCCCATTGTGGCCAATTTCTGCTCACCTGTAAGATTTTGCGTCTTATTTCTGATTTCAGACAAAACAGCCACCATTTTATGAGCCGGCGAACCGCTGAACTCATCCATATTGATACCTAAATCCGCAAGGGCCGCCTGCGCTTCCTGCTGTTGTGCCGTGGCCTCAGATAACGAAATCCCCAATTCAGCCATTGCTTTCCTTGATTTCTTAGGAGGCCCTGCAAGACGCAAGAAACCAGCACGCAATGCAGTACCTGCTTGGGACGATTTAACGCCGGCATTGGCCATGATACCAGCCATTGCCGCCGTTTCCTCCATACTGGCGCCAAATGCTTTAGCTACCGGCGCCGCGTATTTCATTGTCTCGCCTAACATTTCAACAGTGGTATTTGTCTTTGTAACAGTAACCGCGAAAACATCCGCCATGTGTCCTGCTTTATCAGCACTCAATCCGAAAGCGGTAAGATCATCTGAGATAATATCCGCTGTTCTTGCCAAATCTGTGCCGCCCGCTGCAGCCAATGCCAGCAATCCAGGCATACCGCTTATGATTTGCTCAGTATTCCAGCCTGCCATACCTAAGTACGTCATTGCCTGAGCGGCTTGTGTTGCACTAAATTGGGTTGTTTCGCCCAATTTTCTGGCCGTTGCGGTCAAATCCTTCATATTGGCGTTTGCTTCCTCTATCTTCCCTGACTGGATAAGGCCTGTTTGGGTGATAGCCTTTACCTTTGACATTGCCTGCTCAAAGTTTGCCGCCGTCTCAATAGCACCAGCAAACGGGGAAACCACCGTTTTTGCCGCCTGTAAACCTGCGTAAAAACTACCAGCCGCCCCCATCAAGTTCTGCTGTGCTGCATCCCTAGTTGCTTGCGCCTGCTGTTTCCTAGCCGCCTGCTGCACCTTATTGGCATTATCTGCCAACGCTTTATTGGTTTCATTGATACGGGCTTGCAGTTTTGAATAGCTGCCTGCATAATCCAATGTGGATATTTTGGCCGCCTGCAATGTTCCCCGCACCTGTTGCAATTCATTTCTTTGGCTTGCCAGTGTGGTTTTGAGTGTGGCCGCTTTATTCTTCGACTCATTGAACGCCTGCCCTGCCGCCCTTGTGGCTGCCTGGCTTTCCTTATAGGCATTGGACAGGTTTTTGACTTCCTGCCGGGCCGCCCGGTAAACATCTGCCGTAACGCTCCCTTTCATTGCCTGAGCCGCCTGCCGCGCTTGGTCTAAACGGGCTTTTAATTGTGCTGTGGCCGCCTGTGACTGCTTGAACTCAGCCGCCAGTTGTGCCGTTTTGGCTTTCGCCTGCATAAACTCCGTGCCCGTGTTCCTGCTGGCGTTCTTCAGCTCCCTGAATCTCTCCATGGTCTTGACAAGGCTCTGCTGCTCACTCAAAGTTTGCATGAGGCTCTTGGTTTGCTGAGTCAGGCCGTTTTCTGCGTCCTGCAGCGATTTGGAGGTTTTGGACATATCCTGCAATTTCTTTTGCAGTTGATTGGCCTTTTCCGCCGTCTCTCTCATAGCCGCCGTATAGGTAGAATCAAGCTGACCTTTTATCTTCAGTGCCAGCTCCATAACCTTTCCTGCCACTTCTCGCCCGCCTCCTTTCGTGGTATAATCTAACAGGAATTTACCGCAAACTTTGTGAGCGTCATAAAAAGGCGCTTATTTTTTTTGCGCCTTTTTAATTTCTTCACGCTCACGCTCCATTTCAGCGTTGACGGTCTCCACCCATTTATAAAACGCGCCGATAGGCACCCTCAAAAAGAAGTCTATCGGCGTTTTTGTAAATTGGGCCATCCTGAGAGCAGATAAACGTATGGCGCTTATCTGCCCACATTCATTAAAAAACCTTGTGCCCGCGTAGTCACAGCCACAAAATCAGCACCGTCAAGGTTCAGAATGTCGTCATATTTGACCTTAGCTGCAGCGGCGGCCACAAATGCCTGGTACACCTGTGAGAAAGGCAGGTACGCAATAGAGGAATCTTCCTTCTTTGCCAGCTTTTCACACTTCAGGAGGGTGTAGCCGTTGATTCTGTCAAAGTCAAAGATGAGGGTGTCTGAACCGCCCGGCAGAGGCTTTTTCAGCTTCAACACGTTCTTTTCGTCCACAATCTCAACATTGACTTCTTCCAAATCCGTACCCGGTTGCGTTTTTACATCCAGTTCTTCAGCCATTTTCTATACCTCCATCACATTCCGATATTCTTGCGTACAATTTCCAGCAGATCAACGCCATCAATCACGCACTTATAGCCGTATTTATCGACTTCACAAACAGTGCTACCGTCAATGTCGATTTTGATATAATGCGTTTCAATGACAGTCTCACTGTCCGTCGCCTCGCCGGCTTTGATGCTCCCCGGGTTATGGCTCTTAACCCGCCCGCGAACAGCAACACGATACTGCTCATGGGCATAGGCATCACTGCCGCTGTCAAAATACTGCTTATCAGCATAGAGTTCCAGGCTCACTGTCTTGCCACCAATCAGGCGGGAAGCCGTCTTGGTGGGAAGCTGCCATGTGAGTTTGGTTTCCATGCCGTCAAAATGCCCCTCTACAGGGGCATCAATCTTGCCGGCAAGGCCAATGCCTGTTACTTCAGCAGTCAAAGAGGCAAACTCAGGAAGTTCTACCTCTTTGACGCCTACCATATCATCTGCACTGCCGCCAATATAGGCGCGCATATCATTGATTACTTCAGGTACTTTATTTACTGCCATTGTCTAAACCTCCTTGATTAGCTAAAGAGCGTCTTAAAATTGCTAACATCGTATTCAAGAATGTCATCAATTTCCTGAGCAGGCACCGGCGGGGTGATGTAGCTGTGGATACGAATGATACCTGCCAGCAAGTCTGTGAGCGGGTTTTCATCTTCCAGGAACTTAACATCTGCCCCCAACAGGAAGCCACGGGATACAAGGCCATTGAGACGAATCTGCTCACTGTCCACGATAGTTTTAACCAGGCGCGGGGTCAGCGGCTGGTCTACTTTTTGCCAGTACGTCAAAATGAACGTCTGATACTGCCAATCGAACATACGACGGACACAAATGAAACTATCCTTTACATCCGTGGTGCCCGGATATGCACCGGTATAGTTGCCCCACGTTTTCCAACCGCCGGAAAAGTTAAGGCCCGTCATCACGCCCTGGCTGTTCAGGAGGTTAGCCTGTGGCAGGGAAAGATTAACCTCAGTGCCATCCTTCAAGCAAAGCCCCGTAGCCTGCAGCGTCTGATTAGACGGCGACTGATACGGCACATCATCATTGGCGGCATCCGTCACACCGATAACGCCCATGATGTGAGTGGACATGTGGAAAACCATGTCTCCCTGCTTCACGCACGGCCAACAAACCACCTGATTGGTGCCGGTGTAGTTGTTGTTATTCTTCCAGGTGTTCACACCGGAATAAGTTTTAACCTCAGCGGTATCAATATCCGTCAGGCAGATGCAGCGGAAAAGCTCGCTGATATTCAAGCATTTAGCTTTCATCACAGCTGCTACCGTGGGATTTTCAGACCATCCCGGGGCTGCCACAATGCCCGGCACCATGGCAAAGAGGGTATAGATGCTGTCAATCAGCTCCATGCCTGTGGGGTTGCCGTTGGCATCCGCGCCACCAATAACGGTATTTGCCGTTACAAGGCTGGGGTCTACCTTATCGTAGGAAACTACAATGCTATCACAGCTTGCCAAAGAGCCCGTGGAAAGCACCGTGATTAGCAGCTTGCCATCTTCATCATAGGCTGCCGTATAATCGGTATCTAACACTGCATCTGCCTCTGCCTCAGAGCTTGCCTTGACCTTCAGAGAACTCAGGATCACAGGGTCAGTCAATACCACCGTCTTATCCGTGCCCACAGTCTTGCTGGCCCCCGATACACTTGCCTTATGCGTTGCAGGATTCAACACATTGACAAAGATAATCGGCTTTACTGCATACAGCTTGAACTGGCTATACATAGCCTCACACAAGGTGTATTTATCCCAATCCTCGCTATAACCTAAAGCCGCTACTGCCTCTGCCCACGAATAGCAGATAACTGGTTTATTGACATACGCCGCGGGGTCATCAGTCAGATGCACCGGGGCCGTACCAAAAACCACCGGCAAGCCTGCCGTGGTTGCTACCGGGGTAACAATAGAGGTTGCTACCTCGCTTGCTTTTACGCCGTGAAAATATGCCATTATTTATTCGCTCCTTTCTCGTGCTGCTCCAACGCCTTCTGATAGAAGGTATTGAGCGCCGTTCCCTTGCGCCCCACTTCTGCCCGGGCCTCATTCAGTTTGTCGGGGCTGACAAACAGATGCTTGTATACCGGGTCATCCTTAAACTCTGCCGGGATACCCTCTGCAAAAATTGCAAAGGTGGACAGAATGGAATCCCTAAAGCCAGGGCCAACGTAAACAACGGGCCCCTTCGTTTCCTCTATGGGCTGGCTTTTCTTTGCTTTTGCCATGTTCTCACCTTCCTAAAATCAGCTCGGGCCTATATTTCTTAGGCTGCTGAATATATACATCCAGTTCAATGAATCCCAACCATTGAGGGAACGCCTGTTCCTCTGTAACGGTTGCTTTCATCCCTGGCGCTATGAATACATTGCCTATCGGATTACTTGACAGTAACCTCATACGGATAAACTCCATCAAATGGTAAAGCGTATCCCCGGCATAGGTTTTGTCATCGTCATAAACCGTGACATATATGACAATCCCCACCGTTGAGTTTTCCTTGCCGTCCACGACATTTTCCGGCCTAACAACAACGGCGGGGCACTGCTTACGCATTGCCGCCGCCGTTGGGCATTTTGCCAAAAAGCCGGTATATACTTTTATGGGTTCTTTGACTGCCTTGCCATTCTCCCATACAGTTGTCGTTTCATCGTATTCCTGACAAGCCTCTTGTAGAAAGCTGGTTATTGTGCGGGCACAATCTAAGGGTGTCATTTATTCCAGCCTCCTTATCACCTCATGCAAAAGCCGGCTCTCGAACATTTCGGAGCCGGCTTTTTGCATTTTATCCATTACTTCAGGGTTTCCAAACAGCTGTGGCACCGCCGGGCCGTACAAATCACGGAACGGCAGGCGACTGCTGGAATTTCGCGCTACAAAGCGGTTATTCAGCATAAATGAGCGGGGAACCAATGACCTCTTGCCCTTCTTCACCGCCACAAAAATGCCTTTCTTTTTTGATGCAACACTGTATGATTTAATCGGTTCACTACCGCCTCTTACCTTCATCACTGCACCATCAGGGGCTTTTTTAATTTCAGCCTTCCCTTTTAAGGTGCCCGCCTTTACGGTGTAAACCTTTCTTATCTCTTTAGTGCCTTCCTTGCGGGCATGAGTTGCCGCCCGCATGGCCGCCGCTGTTATAGCCGCGTACATCTTACGGCTATCCAGCGAATTAAGCACCTTAATCAAGGTTTCGTCGATATTTAATTTAATCTCGATAGCCATAATCTCACCGCCTATGCATGGTTGAAATGTAATGTGATGCTGAGCAGTCCCATATCGTCCACACAGGAATCAACAAGCATCGGCTCACCATCTAAGGTGATAACCTCACCCTCAGCCGGAACTTCGCCAATAACTTCTTTCTTCACATGGACTATGGTGGTTTGACCATGAACGCCATCAAATCCGCGATAATCTAAGCCTTGCAAATACTTTTCCTGCTCTGTGGGGCTTTGCACCACGCAGGTAACAGTCTGCCCATTTAATTCATGCTCATCCGCAAATTCTTCAGCGTTGATAAATACATTATCCAGGTCTGCCTTCAGCATGTCTTTGAAGGCGCTCATTTTGTGGCCTTCTTCTTTCTGCCGCCTTTTTTGACTACTGCAGTAGGGTCAACGGTAGGCAAATCTACCACCGTTTCTTCCTCTGCCTCCTGCTCACCAGCAGGCTCTACAGTTTCAACAGGCTCATTTTCTGCCGAATCTGCCACCGTTTCTTCCTCTGTTTCCTGCTCATCAGCAGATGCTACAGTTTCAACAGGCTCATTTTCTGCCGAATTTGCCACCGTTTCTTCCTCTGTTTCCTGCTCATCAGCAGGTGTCACAGTTTCAACAGGCTCATTTTCTACCGAATCTGCCGCCGTTTCTTCTAAAAGGACAGCAACACCTAAACGGATAAAGCGGCGGCCTGCCGCTTCATCCATCTCTACGGTCTGATTGGTCTTATACAGTTTCCTGTTATAGCTAACCATGCCCTTTGTCACTAAAATCTTCATGATGCTCACGCTTTCGTCTTGATGTATACCCAATCATCGGTGAACTCAGGTGCCAGCAGGAAGCGGCTGTAAACCGTCAAGCTCATGGTGTTGCTTGCTTTGGATGCTGCATATTTCGGCACATACAGGCCGGAATATGTTTCAAAGCCTTCCTCTGCATCATTGATGAGATTCACGGCGCCATGCAGCTGGCGACCACGGCCCGGGATACCGATAATTACATCATTATCACCCAGGAACGGTACAACCTGGCCTGCGTCGTTGGTGTATGTCTCCATGTAAGAGTACACTTCCAAATTCAGGCTATGGATAACGCCGATACGCATAACCTGCGGGGATACAATGCGGGGCTGAATGCTCATGAGAGACAGGTTATTGTTATTAGGAATAGCCAGCCACTTCATGATTTCCGTGTTGTTCATGAGATAATCCGCGATATTCTTACCGCAAATCATCACTGTGGGGACAATGCCAGCGTTCTCCTGGATGGTTTCGGATGCATTCTTGATGTCAGCGTAAATCGTTGCACCAGCCTGATCCCAATCCGTATCAGGGGTAACGCTCTGATTCCAGTCAAAGCTGATGGTTGCCTGCTTTTCCGTCACGCCATCATCTGCATAGCCCTTGATGGTATATGCACCAGTGGTGAGGATTTCGGCTGCCATCTGATTCTTGCGGTTCAGAATCATGGCCTGCAGTTCCTTCAGGTCAGCCGCCTGGATTTCTGCCGCCCGCTGTGCAGCCGTCTTGCTGGTATAGATGGTTTCACCAAAGCCGCGCTGCTCAATGTCAGCAGGGTTTACCGTGCGGCGGGGTGCTACCATCGGCGGCTCATAGATGTTGATGTTGGAGCCTTCACGGCTTACGTTGATACCGTGGACTTCGCCATCAACAACAAAAGGAGCCAGGCGGCGGCCACCCTTGCGATATTCCACCATGATTTTGCTGGTTACGGCGGGTGTCGGGATATTCGGGAAAAAGGTATCTACCAACGTGGTAGCAGGAGCCTTAAAGCGCTCCATAGCCTGCATAAGGGATACAGTATCTTTCAGTTCAATAGCCATAATCTTTAGCCTCCTTCATTACTTCAAGCTCGACAGCATGATACCAACATCGCGCAATTCTTCCTCATGGCCATTAACCGTGTCGCCGGTAGTGGCAATGAGTTTTTCGCGGTTGAAATAGCCGGATGTATAGACCGTGCCCACGGCATCTGCCGCGCTGGCATCCACATCTTCTTTAGCAATGTAGACAGCAACACCTGCCGGGCTGGCATCAATATTATTTTCAGCATCGGCCGCAACCGCTGCCGGAGTGGCAATAACCTTACCCGTGCCTGCATCAATGCTCAAAAGAGCGCCACGCTTCACCTTCGTG